GGGCCGCTGGCTGTGACATGGCTGCCGCCCAGCGAGTCGTAACGATCCCCTACAGCCCACGCCGCGCGTTTCTCGGCCTGCACAACCGCAGGCAGCGGTGGGCCGTGGTGGTGGCGCATCGACGCGCAGGCAAAACGGTCGCGTGCATTAACGAATTGATTAAGTGTGCGGTTACCGCCAAGCCGGGCGCGCGGTTTGCCTATGTGGCGCCGTTCTTTCGCCAGGCTAAAGCGGTCGCGTGGGATTACCTGAAGACCTTCAGCCGCCCGCTGCCGAATTTGAAGGTGAACGAGGCCGAGCTGCGCGTCGATTTCGCGAACGGCGCCCGCATTCAGCTGTTTGGCGCAGACAATGCGGACGCATTGCGCGGCCTTGGTTTCGACGGACTGGTGGCCGACGAATACGGCGACTGGAAGCCCAGCGTGTGGGGCTACGTCATTCGCCCGGCGCTGGCCGACAAAAGCGGCTGGGCCATTGTGATTGGCACGCCAAAGGGCAGGAACGCATTCTGGGAGACTTACCGCGACGCGCAGGCCAGCGACGACTGGTACGTCGCGACTATCAAGGCCAGCGAGTCCGGCCTGCTGCCCGCTGCCGAGCTCGAGGCCCTGCGCGCCGAACTGACTGACGACGCGTGGCGGCAAGAAATGGAGTGCGACTTCGACGCGGCGCTGCCGGGCGCCATATTCGGCAAGGAGCTCTACGAGCTCGAGCAGTCGGGCCGCATGAAGCGCGACCTGTACGACCCGGCGCTGCCCGTGCATGCGGTGTTCGACTTGGGCTACAGCGACGACACCGCCATTTGGTGGTTTCAGGTGCGCGACGAGCTGCGCCTTGTCGACTGCTATTCGTCGAACGGCATGTCGATTTCGCATTACCACGATGTGCTGAAACAGCGCGAATGGAAATACGGCGAGTGGCTGTGGCTGCCGCACGACGCCAGGGCGAAGTCGCTGCAAACAGGCCGAAGCATTGAAGAGCAGTTTCGAGCCTTGGGCTGGAAGCCGCGCATTGTTCCCGAATTGGGACTCGTCGACGGCATTCAGGCCGCGCGCCTAACGCTGGCCGACGCCTACTTCGACGAGCGCTGCCGTGAAGGCCTCGACGCGCTGAAGCAGTACCAGCGAGAGTTCGACGAAGACAAAAAGTGCTTCCGCGACCGACCGCGCCACGACTGGACGAGCCACTACGCGGACGCGTTCCGTTACGCGTGTTTAGTGTGGCGCGAAGAAATGAAACCGCGCGCACCAGCTGCGCCACGGTTCCAGCAAGATTTGACGATCAACGAAATGATTCGGCGCCAAACCCGCCGACGACTTGAGGACGCGTGATGCCAGTCATTAACACAACCATGCAGGGCGCCGCACTGACGGTGGACGCGTCTGGTGGCGTACCGTCGACCGCGACGTATTCTGGCGGGCTTGCGCTGCGTTCGGACGGGGCGTTGTACACCGCGCCGATTGGGGGCAACACCTACGACCCGCGAACGCTTTTGATTGGCGACAGCCATTTGCAAATGGGCTGGACGAACAACAGCGGGAATTTAACGGGGTTCTCTGTGTCTGACGGCGTTGCCAGCCTAACGTGGAGCGGGAATCACAGCATTACGCTTGGCAATAAATTCACGCTGATCGACACCGCCAACGCCGCGACTTTGGACACTTGCACGCTGTCGTACGTTGAATGCACTGCGCTGACCGTCCCGTCGAACACTACCATCACTGTTTCCGCAGTGGTCAACGGCATTACCATGGCAAACGGAACCTATACGTCTGGGCGCTCGTGGATGGCCATTCCGTGGCATAGCCAGCGGGACAGCACGTTTCTGCACAGCATCAATGGCTGGAACGGCGCGCCGTTTGTGTTTACGCACAATTTCACAGCCACTGGCACCAGCAGCACTCAACATTTGGCGGCGCTGCCCAAGCTGCAAGCGCAAGCCCCAAAAAGCACCTATGCGAACGTGGTCATTTCGCTGGGGACAAATTCCAGCATGTTTCAGCAAGCGACGCTGGCAACCGCCATCGCGGCAGCAGAAACCGAATACAGGAACATCATGGCGATTGCCGACGCTTTGTATTCAAGCGGCACGGTTTACATCGCCATTCCGATTGGCGGCGCAACAGGCACCACGAACACCGCCAATTTCACCCGCGCAGTGGGTTATTTGCGCCGCAAGTTCTTGCAAACCCGCCGCCCGTATCGACTGCGGTTTTTTGATTTGTTCGGCTTATCTGTCGATGGTTCGGACGCCAACGGCCTGATGGTGGCAAATTATCAGCCAGCGTCAGCGAACAACCACCTTTCCACATTTGCAAATTTCCGCATCGCCAAACAGGAAACCGCGTGGGACTCTCGCCTCGGTTGGGACACCGCCACCCGGAACTTGTGGAAGCCGATGAGCTACCTCGACGACAACACCAACGCGGTGACGTCATGGGCGGCCAGCACTTCGTACACCGTTGGTACGGTGCGTATGAACAATTACACGATTTACCAGTGTACGGTGGCAGGAACATCCGCCAGCAGCGGTGGCCCAGCTGGGGATGGGTCTAGCATTGTTGATGGTACGGTAACGTGGCAATCGCTTGGGCCGGCGGCAGTTAACCTTGCGGCTAATGGCTTGATGCAAGGCACCGGCGGCACAAATACCGCAGCGTTCGCGGGCGCTACGACGACGGTTCCCGCGAGCTGGATTTTGCTATCCGCCACCAACGTTACCTTGGCGTCTTGCACAACAGCCGGCAACAGCACGATTGTTGTCAAACCAACTGGCGTAGATTCTGTCGCCGGGTTTGGTTGGGATTTAGGGATTGCATTTACGGGCGTTGGAACGGTCACCTGTTACCAAAACGCGCCGCTGCTTGCGCGTCCCGGTAGTTGGTATCAAGCCAGAATGACCGTGACTGGCAGATCTGCGCTGAATACAGTGCTGGCCAATGTTGTTCTGCGAATTCAGCCGACCTTTTCGGGCGCTGCGACATATAACGTTACGGCCATGGCCGCAGGCAACAACACCACCACAATTCCGCTAGACACCACCGACACCTACGAGGTGGTTACTGCGCCGTTTTTTGTGCCGGCGTCTTTGGGCACATCAACCGACAACCAGATTTACATTGAAATCATTTCGTCCGGTGCCGGCACGGTGAATTTGCAACTGTCGAACATTGCCTATTACCCAGTTCGCGACCCGGCTGCCATTCCCGCCTAATGGACGCCGCCAGCCTCGAAAAAGTCACCGACCTCGGCACGTCGCCGCAGGCGGTGGCGCGCCGCTGGAAGCTCGAGCTCAAGCTGGCTTCCAAGCGCGAGGAGGCTTGGCGCAAAAAGGCGCGCGACATTTGCAAGCTGTACACGCCGGACAACCCGATGGCGTCGAGCTTCAACATTCTGTGGACGAACACCGAAACCCTGCGCCAGGCCTGCTACAACAGCCTGCCGCAGCCGAAGGTTCGCCGTCGTTACAACGACGAAGACCCGTTGGGCAAGGCGGTCAGCGACGTGCTGACACGCGCGCTGGAGTTCTGCCAAGACGCCTATGATTTCGACTCCGTGCTGAAGGGCGACGTGCTGGCCATGTTGCTTCCGGGCCGCGCGGTGTCTCGCGTGAGATACGTTCCCAGCCTCCGGCAGGTGGGCGTGACCGCAGACACGCACCTCGAGGAGAACGAAGAGCCGACGCATGAAGCCCAGGAGGGCGCTTACGAGGAGATCGACTGGGAGCAGGTCGTCGTCGAGCGCGTGCAGTGGGACGACTTCCGCCTGAGCGCCGCCCGCTGCTGGGACGACGTGTGCTGGGTGGCGTTTCGGCACCACCTGAACCGCGAAGACCTGATCGAAAAGTTCGGCAACGAGATCGGCAACGCGGTCCCGCTTGACTCCGTGGCCGACGAAGACGTGAAGGCGCAGGCCGACATGGAAATGCTGTTCAAAACCGCCGAGGTCTGGGAGATCTGGGACAAGGACGAACAGCAGGTGGTGTGGATCGCGACCGGCTACCCAAAGCCTGTGAAGACGCAGGCCGATCCGCTGAAGCTGCAGGGCTTCTTCCCGTGCCCGCGCCCGCTGTACGCCATTGAGCAGCACGACACGTTGGTGCCGGCGGCCCTGTTCAGCCAGTACGAGCAGCAGGCGAAAGAGCTCAACAAGATTTCGCGCCGGATCAACGGCATTGTCGAGGCCTTGAGGGTTCGCGGCATTTACGACGCCACGCTGACCGAGCTTGGCGAGCTCATGAAGGCCGGGGATAACGAGCTGGTGCCGGCGGCCAACGTCACTGCGCTGCTCGAGCGCGGCGGGCTGGAGAAGGCCATCTGGATGCTGCCCATGGAAACGGCAGCCATGGTGCTGAGAGAGCTGTACGCGCAGCGCGAGGCGACGAAGCAGGTGATCTACGAGATCACCGGGATTGCCGACATCATGCGGGCCTCGAGCGATCCGGCCGAGACTTTCGGCGCGCAGAAGATCAAGACGCAGTGGGGCACGCAGCGCCTACAGCGCCTGCAGCGCGAGGTTCAGCGCTACATTCGCGACATTGTGCGAATCAAGGCTGAGATCATCAGCGAAAAGTTCCAGCCCGAGACGCTGGAGAAAATGACGCTGGTCAACATGCCGCACGACGCGGAGGTGAGGGCCGAGCTGCAGCAGCAACTCCAGCAGTGGCAGCAGGCCGCCATGCAGGCCGCGCAGCAGGGCCAGCCGCCGCCGGCGCCCCCGCAGCCGCCGCAGGTGGTGACGTGGGAAACCTGCATCGACACGATGCGCAACGACGCCGCGCGCACTTACCACATCGACATTGAAACCGACTCCACGCTGTCGGCGTCGCAGGACGAGGACATAACCGGCATCAGCCAGTTGATGCAGGGCGTGACGCAACTCATGCAGGGCCTCGCGCCCATTGTGCAGGCCGGCGTGATGCCGATCGAGGCAGTACGGGAACTGGTGATGGCCGCTGTGCGCCGGGCGCGAATGGGCTCGGCCGTCGAGGACGCGCTAACCAAGATGCAGGCGCCGCCGCCGCCCAGCCAGGACAACACCGAAGCGCAGAAACTGCAGATGCAGGCCCAGCAGCACGCCGCCGAACTGCAGGCCACCGCACAGCTCGAGCAGATGAAGGCGCAGCTGCAGGTCGAGGCCGAGCGTGGCAAGCAGCAGGCGCAGGCCGAGCAGTCGGCGCAGGAAAACCAGATGCAGGCCGAGCGCGAGATGCAAAAGCAGCAGCTGGCCGCCGAAGTCGAGGCCCGCAAGCTGGAATTGCAGCAGACGAACGACCTGCAGCGCATGGAGTTTGAGAAGTGGAAGGCCGAGCTCGAGGCCAGCACCCGCATTCTGGTGGCGCAACTCAGCGCACAGCAAGTGGTCGCCCCCGAGGTTGGGGCAGCCGCCGCCGACAACGTGGTCGACGCGGTGGGCGATCCGTTGCTCGATATGCACCGCGAGACGCTGGCTGGTATTCAGCAACTGGTGGCCGCCATGGCGCGCCCCAAGACGATCGTGCGAGGCCCTGACGGCCGCGCCGTAGGGCTGACCTAATGGCCATTAAGTACAGCACCACTCACCGCACCAACTCCATGACGCAGCTGGCCACCGACATTGGTGCCAGCTGCAAGATCAAGATTTGGACGGGCAGCATTCCCGCCGACTGCGCAACGGCGGACACCGGCACGCTGCTGGTGACCTTTGTAGGGAATGCGGGCGGCTTTGGTTCGGCCGTGGGCGGCGTGTTGACAGCGGCAGCAGTCGCCAGCGTGACGGCGTCCGGCACGGGGACGGCGGGTTACTTCCGCATTTATCCGTCTGCCGACACCAGCACGAATGCAGTCGTGCAGGGTACGGTGGGCACGTCCGGCACAGACATGATCGTGACGAACACCAGCATCAACGCCACGCAAGCCTGCAACTTCACCAGCTTGTTGGTGACGGCGTTCGGGGCCTGACGTGGCGCAGGGCACGACAACCGTAAATTTCGGCACGTTTCCGGGCGCGACCGACACCAGCGTTGCGGTGACGGGGCAGGGCAGCATTCTGGCGACCAGTTTGGTCGAGGCCTGGGTATTTCCGACCGCCACGGCGGACCACAGCGTCGACGAACACTGGGTCGACGGCCCGCAGGTGGTGGCAGGCAACATTGTGGCGGGCACGGGCTTCACGATTTACGCGT